CGTCAAGAGATTTAATCTCTTTACCGTATCTATTTCCAATAAATTTAAGAACGTCTTCCTCGTTTAACTCTGAGGATTGAGTTTTAATTTCTTCTTTTACTTCAGGTGTTTCTTTTACCTCTGTTTGTTCTACAGGGGTATTTTCTTCTTTTAATTGGACCTGTTCTGTTTCAACTTTTTCTACAGGAGTATCATCATTAAGTTTCTCCTCGTGCTTCTCCAATAGTTTGTTTTCAATTTCTTGTACTGACTTCTCTTCAGTACCCTCTACTGCTTTAACTTTTATTTCCATATTATATTAAATTTAATTTTATACAAAGTTACACAAAAAATCATATAGTTTTAGACTATTATCTAGGCTCAAACTCTGCTAAATCAAAACCATCCAAACTATCCTCGTTTGATTCAAAGTTTATTGGAGGTAAATTATTTTTTCTTTGATTAATCATTTTTGATTGCTCTGTATTAGCCTGACTAATTCTCTGTGCTTTCTTATCTTCTTTAGCATTTTCTCTATCAGCCAATCCTTGATTATTTAGTTTAGCTAACTCAACATTAAGCTGAAACTCTTTATCCATTAACTGAGATTTCAACATAGCTTCGTTTTTCATCTTCTCAATTTCAAATGCAACGTCAGCTTGTCTGTATTCCATTTTAGCCTGATTTTCCATTTGAATCTTTTGAACCTCTTGTTGTTGTTTCATCTCTTGAGCCTTCAACATTTGCTGAGATTGCATAGCTTGTTGTTGCATTTGCATCTTCTCTTCTCTTTCTTGCTTACCAACTCTCTTCATTTTTAAAAGTTGATTAGCAAGTTTAAGATTTTTTACTTCACGAATGTCAATAGCATCCTCCAAATTAATATCACCCTTGGATAAAGCCATTTGGATATTTTGTTCCAATTGTTGTTTTTGCTCTTCGTCAGGAGATAATTCAATGAATATACCAAAGTCATATATGTATAAGTCATTAATGTCATTAAGGATTGATACATTGTATTTACCAATTTGATTGACAAACTCTTCTTTGAAATCTGCATACTCTAAAATATCAGCAACTCTATAAGTTAATGCTTCTGCTAAACTTCTATATATGTATAAGCTACCATCTAATATATGTCTAGTAGCTACATTTGAATTTAGTGCAGCAAGTTTTTGTAATCCAACCAATGAATTAGGGTCAGGAGTAGAACCATCTCTAGCTTCATTTAATCCTGTTACATTTCTTATTTGATTTAAGTAATGATTGTAATTACCAAGAAGCATTTGAGTTTTACTAGCACCTGAACTTGATTGTAATTCTTTAATAGGTACTCTACCTTGGTTAAAGTCACCCTCTTGTGTGTAACTTCTACCAATTACAGAACCTGTTTGAAAATATAATCTCAATGCATCTTCAGGATTATAAGCATTACCTGTGCCTACATCAACCTCGTTAAGTCCATCTGCATCAATAAACACACCATCAGGTACAACTCTAGAAATTACTTGTTGTAGTTTCAAGTGAGTTATTTGAATTAAATCTGCAAATGGAATCATTCTTCTTACTAGAGATTCAATAGCACCCTTATACATTCTAGGTGCAGCAGCTACATAATTTGGTATTGCGTGTTGCGTAGCTGATTGTGGTCTAACCATATTCTCCATAAGTTTCCATTGGAGAATTATGTTTGTACCCATTACCATTACACCTTCATACCATACATCAATAGTTTTTGAAACTTTCTCAAAGTTTTGTTCTTCCTGCATTTCAACAGGTGGGTTGAATGAGTCATCTTTCTCAATCATACTCACATTACCATTATCTTTTACTTTTCTTTTATAAACAACTTTTTTAGTTGTCTTATAATTAAAGTACATTAAGGTTGCAGTATCTCTATAGAAAATATCATTCTCATAAAACTGTGCAGTATTGTAGTAATCATACCAACTTTGTGAATACTGTGATATTTCTTCTAAGTCTTCATTAGTTAATGATGGGTCAATCTTTTTAAGTTCAATGATTGGAAGTGTTTTGATTTCTCCCCAATAAAAACAATCTTTAAAATATGGGTCTTCTGTATAACTGTATACTATATTAGCAGGGTCTACATATTTTATATTAACACCATCACCCGGCAAGAACTCGTGCTTTGCACAAGAAATACCTAAGACAGTCATATCATAGTCTAATCTTTTTCTAATATCATTGTATTTGTTTTGTTCAAACAAAGTACTAATGGCTTCTTCTTCAGCTATTTCAATTGCAGGTTTATAATTTAACTGCATAAATAACTTTAACTCTTCATCTGTATTTGGTAACTCATCGGGTTCTACAGTAAAAGGATTTGCTCCTGTTTTTTCTTGGATAGTTTGGAGCATAGGTTTTGCAGCCATTTGCCCTTCAATCATAGTTTGATACTTGCTTCTTTTTGATTGTGATATTGCGTCTTGTGCATAAGCTTTAACGTGGAACTCTCTGTCCTGCAAACCATTCACAACAATATCAACAAACTTTGGTAGTATTGGAACAGGTGTCCAATCTAAATTCAGATAAGATAAGTCACCGTCAATTGCTAATTCGTTTTTGTATTTTCCTATTGGTTGTTCTCCTCTCGCATATAACCTTAAACGATTGAAGTCCCTCCATTGATTATAATATCTACATTGATTTCCGTCTTTTTTAAACCATTCATATTGAATTGCTTGACCAATTTGTAACCCAAATTCGACTGTTTCTTTTTCTGAATCTGACACAAACTGACTAGGAAAACCTGCAGATGATATGTTTATATTTACTTTCTTCATCTGATAATTTCGCTATATTTACCCTTGTTAGTATACCTTGCAAAGTTAACCTTTATTTTTGAAAGTTTTTTCTCAGGTAAATAAAGATGTTTTTGTGTTGCCATTATAGCTAAACCTGAACTAATAGCAGCATCAAACTTAGTTCGATTACTTATATCAAACTTTGCCCAATCCTCTAAGGTTCTAGTAAAAACCATATCACCCATTTCTAAATCATCTTTCATACCAATATGGTTTTCGATATAAGATTCAATAGCTGATGCGTGTGCTTGTTTTACATCTTCACTTGAGTTAGGTATACCTCCTAATTCTCTTTCAGTTTTAGATAACTTTGTATAAATTTTATCAGGTCTATTCATACAGAAATTTCTGTATCCCCTGTTTTTAAAATGATACAATAATCTAGGTTTGTTATTTTCTATTAAAATAGGCATCCCATAAAAAACACAAGCCATTAAAACATCTTCAAAAAATATTTCTGCAGTTTGTGGTCTAGCAATATATTCAAGAAAAAATTCATTACTTGGTGCTTCATCCATATTAAACATAGTCTTTCCGTGTAATGCTCCATTAGAACCACCACCACCAACTACTCCTGATATGTCATAACTGTCACATCCAAAAGCACCTATGTGTTCATTGCCGGGATACTTGTTACCTTTTCGTGTTACAACATTATTTTGTAACACACTATTAGGTGTCCAAGAAACAAAGAATCTACCCCTGTTGTCAGGAGAGAATATAACCTTAGTATCTTTAACACCATTCAACCAACGCAGATTCCCACGAGTAACGTGATGGTCTATAATTATAGAGTCATTGTAATCTATCTGTTGGTATATTTTTGTAAGATTGAATATTGATTGTTTACTCTCATCTCTAAATGCGTGAGATTCACTTCTAGGAAATTGTCTATAGTATTCGTTTAGAGCATCGGGGTCATTCTTTAATGAATCAACTTCTGCTTCCCAATAGTTTACTGCACCCTGATAAATATTTTCTCCATCAATACCTTTGATTTCTTGCTTAGGTGTTTCTAATACAGGCATTCCATACATATCTATGAATCCTTCCATATTCCATTCCATTGGGATGAAAAGTGAATACATACCACTTTTAGTTTGACCATTTGCATTTCTTTGTAGTACGTTAGAATCTGTGTATAGTTTTTTAAAGTTACTACCACCTTTGTCTAAAGCATTTGATGTAGAACCCATCATACACTTTCCAATAATCTTACTTCCAAGAAGTAAACAAGTTTTTGTTACTCTCCAATTATTTAAAATATTATTTGGTTTAATCC